GGGCTCAAGACGGGTAGCCTCGGGGCGATCCCCACGGCTCCAGCCCGAACCGTTCGGCAGGCGTTCGCAGGCATCCGGGAGAATTGGGGTGCGATGCACTCCTCCCCAAACACTCTCGCCCGCCTCGCCACCGCCACGACCGACGAATGGGCCGCGATGAACGGCGAGTATCGGAACATGATTCGGCTCCAGTGGGACGAGCCCGCACCGACCGTCTGCAACCCCAAAAAGGTCTATATGGTCCACCCGGGCGAGTGTCGGAACATCTCCCTCGCGGAGGCGGCAGCGCTCCAGGGTTTCCCGCCGGATTATGTCTGGCACGGGAACGAGGGGGCAATCGCTCAGATGATCGCGAACGCCATGCCTGCAGAGATGGCCGCAGCGGTTGCAGGGGCGGTTGCAGGGGCGATAGCGTGAGGCTCCTCTGGTTCACCGTGGGGTTCCTGCTCGGGGTCGTCACGACGGCGCTCGGGATGCTCTGGCTGATGGCGATGGCGGTGGTCGCGTGACTGACGATCTACCCTCGGGAGTGCGGCTCGATCCGCGCCCGAGTCTGCGTGGAGCGCAGTGCGTCTTGATCACCTGCCCGATCTGCGGAAGGGAGATCCGGATGCTCCTCTCCACTTATCTCAGTTACCAGCGCCAGGGAATCCCTCGGCGGACTTGTTCGACAAAGTGCAGCGGAGTCTATCGGCGGCGGCCGCAGGGGCGAAGGAAGTGACTGCGGATCTTATGCCCCCAGAATACTGCCTCGGGTGCCGGTGGCCTACCTACGACGACCGGCACGGCAAGGGGCGGCAATGGTACTGCCGGCAGTGGTCCCCCACCGGGATTCCCTGTGAGAATATCGCCGTGCTCCGCGAGAGGTGTCTGCACGTCGAAGCATACGCGAAGGAGGCGGGTCTATGAGTTCAATCGTTCTTAAAATTCCGTCCGGTGTGACATCGTTCCGCGCCGGGCTCGCAACACTAGATCAGAGTCACGTATCCGCGTGGTATGGGGCTGCGATCCCCATCGGTGACGACCTGTATATCCCGCTCAAGACGGATTGGATGCCCGGGAGAGAGCGACGGACCGCCGATGGCGTCGAGGTGCTGCTCGCGGGCCGGTGGCCTGCGGAGGTGCAACAGGCGTTCGACGAGGGCAAGGCCGCCCGGATCGGGGCGAGTTTGATGAGTGATTTATGGGATGTCGTGCGTAGTGCGGCTCCCTCTGATATAGCATCATGTGGTTTATCGAGGTCAAACAATGAGGAAATCGAAAACGGCGGTCGGAATGAAGCGCCCGCGGTGGCGCAGGAACGTGTGGCGAGCGGGGACGTGCAGATGGGTGCTGGACCGGCCCTACATATCGGTGCCGGCGAAGAGGGGGGCGTGCTACCTGGTGAGGACGCATCCTGCTGCGGAGACCTATCCGCACTACAGGACATGGATCAGCAGGTGTCTTGTCCTACACCCTCTGCCGACCAAGTGGCGCCGGCAGAGTCGGGCATCACCGACGAGGTGATCGAGTCAGTCTTCCCCCTCGACCAGATCGCGAAGATGGGGGCTGCGATGGCCCTCAAGATGCTCGAGGACTATCGAGAGAAACACCCCCACCTAGGGATCCTCGAGACGCCTGACCTGGTGCTGATGGGGCACGATGATCTGACGGCTCTGTTGACCCGGGCGGTGACCGACCCGCAGGTGGTCGCCGAGGCGAGGGGTCGGAAGGCTAAACTTGACGAAATGCTTGCTGCACAACAGCGAGAGGCCCGGCGCCCGAAGATCATTATGAACGACAAGGTCCTGAACGAGAAGACCTCTGAGGCGATCGATGCCCTACAGGTGATGAACGAGCCCCCGCGGCTCTTCGTCCGTGCCGGGCGACTCGTCCGGGTGGAGCACGACGAGCACAACCGGCCGGTGATCCAGACGCTCAACAAGGCCGCGGTTCGCGGAGAGCTGGATCGAGCGGCGCACTGGGTGGTGTACAAGCCTGATAAGGATAAGGAGATGGTCGAGTCCTACGTCACGCCAGGAGAGGCCATTGCCGAGGACCTGATGGAGCGCCCATCATCGGAGTGGGGGCTTCCGCCCCTTATCGGCATTGCGACATCACCGATCCTGCACCTGGATGGCTCGATCCACGATGCTGCAGGGTATGACCCCCTGACGCGGATGTACCTGCTTCCCGAGCTGGGGTTCGTTCTCGCACCAGTGCCGGCGTCGCCGACCTCTGAGGACATCGGGGCGGCGAAGGCCCTGCTCCTGGAACCGTTCTGGGACTTCCCGTTCGTGGACGAGGCGTCTCGGTGGAACGCCGTCGGGGCGTTGATGACAGGGGTATTCCGTCCGATTATCGAGGGTCCATGCCCCTGCTGGCTCCTAACAAAACCCCAGGCCGGTTCTGGGGCGTCGCTGATGCAGTGCGCCGTCTACTCGGCGATCACCGGCTCCGACCCGCCGGCGTCCGTGACCCCGAAATCGAAGGAAGAATGGGAGAAGCGGGCGCTGTCAATCCTCATGGGCGGGGCCCCGGTCCATATCTGGGACAATCTTGAGGGCAGTTTCCGCTCGGATGTGCTCGCCTCACTCCTCACGGCGAGAGAATGGCGCGGGCGCCGGCTCGGTCAGACCGAGGAAGTCTCGGTGCCGGCCCGAACGGTCTGGTTTGCCAACGGCAACAACGTGCAGATCGGGGGGGACCTGGCCCGGCGGGTCTACCTGAGCCGGATTGATGCAGAGGTCGCGCTCCCGTGGATGCGGGAGGACTTCCGGCACCCGGACCTCCTCACATGGGTGCGGGAGAACAGGGGGCGGCTGATCGCCGCTGCGCTGACCCTGGGAGTCGCCTGGGTGCAAGCCGGGTGCCCGGAGCCGGAGAAGGTGCCGCCGCTCGGAGGATACGAAGGGTGGCGACATGTCGTCGGCGGAGTCCTCGAGCACGCCGGGGCGACGCAGTTCATGGGGAACGCGATGGAGGTCTTCCTTGAGGCCGATACTGACCTCAGGCAATGGGAGGGGTTCCTGTCGGCAGTATACGAGGTCTGGGGCTCGAACTCCTGGAGCGTTGCCGATCTCAAGGCCCGGATGGAGGGCGAGACGAGTGCGGTGACAGCATTCCCTGTGCGGGTTAACGAGGTGTTGCCGGACGATCTGGCAGACGCATTCACGGATCCGCGCCGATCGTTCTCCCGGTCCTGTGGCCGAGCTCTTGCCCGGCAGGAGGGCAGGCGGTTCCCCTCAGGCCTCATGATCAAGCGGGGCAAGGCAGTGCAACGGGCAACACAGTGGGTGATAGTTCAGACAATTACGGGAGGCGACGACGAGTGAAACTCACATATCCAGAGATTGCTGTCAGACGCCAAAAGAAACTCACAAAACTCACAAACTCACTTTGGGAGGGGGGGGTTTGGGTATCGACCTCAAAAGAAACTCACAAAACTCACAAAACACACATCCCCGCCGGCCGAGAAGAAACTCACAAAACTCACCTGAAAAAGAAACTCACAAAAAATCGGGCTCCTCTACGCTCCCACATCGGAAGAATATCTAATATTATTAGATATTCACTTTCTCTATGTGAGTTTGTGAGTTTTACAGAGGTACAATGCAGGGAAGAGATCAAAAAGAGAGAGAATATACAGTACATAAATAGCCGAGGAGAAACTCACAAAACTCAGAAACTCACACGGCCCCCTAGAGCCCTCACATCCCCCCGCCCCATATCGCGCCACCGGGACTGCTCTGCATCGGTCGGTATGTCACCCCGCCCCGACCTCTCCCGGCGATCCTCGATCCCGGTAGAGCATCCCCGCCCCTCGCGCCCCTCGTCGAATCTGGGACAATGCACGCGGGACAATGTCACCGCGGTCCAGGCGGCCCGGCTCGAGGTGAGGTGATCTGTGCCGAGGATTGACATCTCCCCCGAGGACGCAGCCGAGATCGCGCGGCTCTGCTGGCTCCTCGAACCCGGGAAGAAGCTCACGCAGGCTGAGGTCGTCGGTCAGGTCCTCGCCGAGTGGCGGGCGGCGAAACTGGCGAAAGTGGCAGAAGTGGCGAAACTGGCGAAAACGCCATAATAAGCCCCCTTTTTCTCTTCAGAGCGCATATACACTCTCAATCAAATCAGGAGCGCTCAAATATGCCCATCGACCCTAACCTCATTCTCGGCGCCGTCGCGATCGCGGGCGTCATCGTGGGGGCAATCCCCTCTGTCAGCGGATATCTCGAACGCAAGCGGCGTGACGATGCGGAGGAGGCCGAGCGCCGGCGCGACCACGAACTCCGGCAGGCGATCCTGCGCAACGACCTGGTCCGCGACGCCACCGCCGGCCAGGAGTCCACCCAGTACGCCCGGCACCTGCGGGCAGTCGCTGCCGGAGAGCAGCCGCCGACGGAGTGAGGCCCGATGCCCCACTTCGATCTCTTCTTCAAGACTGAAGATCTGCGGCAGCGGTTTGAGCCGCTCCTCGGCCAGATCCCCCCTTACTTCGAGGTCACCGTCCGGACCGGGACCCCAGAGATCCGAATCCTCTCAGAGACCGACCCACTCTGGCTTGACTACCCACACCCGGTGCAGGCAGGGGTCGCCTACGTCTTCGACGACGAGATCCCGGCGCGAGCAGTTGGGGGTGGCGGCGGGATGCGGGCGAGCATCAGGGTCTGCAAGGAGGACCGCGACGAGGTCCTCATCATGCGCCTCTGGCACGAGCTCCTGCACGCCGTCGGGCAGCCGGCCGACGACATGCACCGGCTCAGGGGGGAGTGGCAGTCATCGCTCGACCGCCTGCTCTGGTGGCTGTGGCCCCGCCTGGTCGGGAGCAACTACGACGTCCCGTTCTGGCACAGGAAATACTACACCTGGCTCACGGGGCGAGCCGCGGAGGCGTGAGAATTGGCAGGCGGGGAGAAATGGCACGATGGGGTCCCGGACATCGTCCGGAGGCTGGCCGGCCGGTCTAAGGCGGGGCTGACTGACGACGAGGTCGCGGAGCACCTCGGGGTCGCGGTCCGGACCGTACATCGCTGGAAGAAGGACCATCGGGAGTTTGCCAAAGCGCTGATCGAGACGAAAGCGCTCCTCGACTCCCGGGTCGAACTCTCCCTCTACCGCCGGGCGCTCGGCTACTCCTACAAGGAAGTTGAGGTCACCCTCGAGGGCGGCAAGGAGGTGCGGCGGGTCGAGCGGACGAAGGAGGCCCTCCCGGACGTGAACGCCCTCCGGCTCTGGCTGACGAACCGTGACGCGGCGAACTGGAAGGACAAGCAGGAAGTCGAGCACAGCGGAACGCTCTCCTGGACGGAGCTGGTCAAGAGTGCAGCAAATACAAACGAAGGACGCGAAGGCAGCACTTGACCGGGCTCAGCGGGACCCGGTCTGGTGGGTTGAGACGGTCCTCGGCGACCAGCTCTGGCAGCGGCAGCGCGACATCATCGAGTCCGTCCGCGACAACCCGGAGACGGCCGTCAAGAGCTGCCACGGACCGGGGAAGTCCTTCACCGCCGCTCGGGTGGCGCTCTGGTTCCTGATGACGCACCGCCCGTCGATCGTCATCACCACCGCCCCGACAGACCGGCAGGTGCGAGGCATCCTCTGGAAGGAGATCCGGGCGGCCC